CATCACTCAGGTCGAACATCAGATTCTTAACAGAATCCCACTCATAACCATTCTCTCCACCAGAAAAGAGGTTATTTAAATGAGTTGTACTAAATTTCATAATAGCCATTTTTCATTCCTCCTTTCCTTAAAAATTAGATAGTCAACTTACCTGTTGTAGCATCACAGGCAGTAATTTTTGCACCAACAGTAGGGGTAGCACTAAAGCATTCCTCAGAATACTCAAGAACATCACCACGAATCAGTGTATATCCCTTTGCTTCTGTGCCAGCAGGAATATAGAAGTTTTTCTCATCTGTAAAACGTCTAGTATAATTCTCCGCAATAATAACAGGATTATGAATGTACAGAACATCAGCATCTGCATCAACACTGTTAACCTCTACATACCAGTTTCCATTAGTTGCTTGACCCTTAACTTCGAGTTCAAATGTAGGAGCAGCAGCCTCAGCATAACGGTCAAGTTCCTGCCAAGCACCACGACCAACAATTTTTCCATTAGGTGTATCATTTGTCAAAGTGATATTATAGATATGAGGAGAGCCAGCAGAGGCAGCCACTTTGGTAGGGAATGATACACCATACTTTTGAATGGTATATTTAATAGCCATAATTTTTCTCCTTTCAAATAATTTAATATTTACTTTTTACTAAACAGATTTCCATAACGACTCTTAGGCTTTTTAGCATTTTGTGCTGGTAACCTAAACATGTTCGTCTTTGTAGTTTCTGTTGTATTCTTATTTTCAAAATTAATCTGATTTCCAGCTTTAACATATGCAAGAAGATATGCATCACACTTTTGCTGAACATCTTCAATTGTATAATTAAGATGGAGTTTATCATCATTAATTTCATTTACAAGATTATCATAATCTTCTGAATTTCCAGCTAATAAAGAAAATTCGGGCTTGGTTATAATAGTTTGTTTTTCAACTTTAGCTTCGGCGTTATGATACTTATTTAATTCTTTTTCATATAAAGAATAATTGGTTTTCATTTTATCAACCTCAGCCTCTTCATCAGCTGTAAGATATACCGCTCTAACAGCTACTCTGTCCCCTGTAAGAGAATAAACTCCTTTACGAACTTTATAACTTTGTCTATAAGCAGTACCAGTCCAATAATCAACCATTACAACGCAATCATCATAAACAATACAAGAATAATAAGTTCCATCAGATTCAGAATATGTATCATTAACAAGAGTCGTTAATGCATATTGAATATCATTCAGACTTGTTTTAAAATTCATATTATTTACAGAATATTCAATACTATATTCTTGTGTATCTTCTGCATTCTCGTTATCATTTTCTTCTTGATTGTCATCAGAATTATCTTCTTGATTATCGTCTTCTTGATTATTATCTTCAGATTCATTTTCCTGATTATCTTCAAAATTCTCAGAATCATCTTCAGTCGAAGGAGTATTATCCTCGCCACTAGATTCTCCAAACAGCTCTTCAAATTTTGTCTCTAATTCTTCATCAGACATAGACTCATAATCAAAATCAATGTCTTCAGCAGTTTTACCATACTTGGCAAGCAGCTCTTCAAATTTATTCATTTGACTTTCTCCTCCTTTCTCCAAAGATTGTATATTGAAAGATGCAAGTGTTTCATTTAATTTATTAATAGCATCTAACAAATCATTATTTAAACTAAACATACTATTTTTTTCTTTGCTGAAGTCTGTTAGTTTTATATTACTTCCTTCCATACCTTCTTCCACAATATTCCCCTCTGGGTCTTTTCCCAAAATAGTCACACCATTTAAATAAAAATCTTCAATTAATAAAAGTTTTTCTTTGGCATCATATGAAAGTTGGGTAACACTAATTTCAATACTTACAGCAGCCTGTCCCATTCTTTCTAGAATATCTTTTGCATTAGAATATTCCTCGTAAAGATAACCATCTACATTTACATAGTACTTTTTCTTTTTATCATCATATTCCAGAGAAGGGGAACTTGATTCAGGAATAATACCAACCATACGTTCATCGTATACAATATTTCCATCTTCGTCTTCATGTACAGCGTGCCATCCAAAAACCTCTTCCTCTTCTCCATCTTCATTGGTTATCTTATGAATATAAGCTAAAATAGGTTTATTCTTAAAAGTAGGAAGAGCTTTTTTCATAACCTTAGTAGTAATAGAAGAGCCATTCCTATTACGGTCTGTATGACAAGCTTGTAAATGTACAGGCGCTAATCCTTCATATACATTTTCATTTTCAAAAGATAAAGAACCTAATACTTGAACAACTATTTCAGTATCAGATTCTTTAGCATTGAAATTAACATTTTTATTTTGTTCTAGGAAGAAAGAATATAAATCATCAAATGTAAACAATTTTCTGTTTGGCATATGATATCCATCCTTTCTATATATCAAATATACATCTGATTTGTAAATTCCATATTATTCTGGTCATGATTAGAAAATTTAAAATCTTTATCATTAAGAAATACCCATTTATCTCCCTCTTTTGGAAGTTCAGTATATCCTTCTTTTTTTAATAATAACCAAATCTCTTTATCAGATGTTTTAATAAAATTTTTTTTACTCATTTAATTCTCCTTATTATCCATTTGAGCGGTCTCGTTTCTCTCTACTTTTCTCTCCGCTGTCTGTAAGGTCTTCAGGGTCTTTCTTTAAATCTTCTCCACCTACATTACTTGTTGTATGAGAAGATTGAAGAGGAGAAGTAAATATATTTCCAAGTCCTAATATATCTTCCTCAAAATGATTCAGTGCCAAAGTTTCTAGCTCAGAAAAACCAGACAATGTATTTACAGCAAGTTTTGTTGGAAGAGAATAAGTAGCATTTTCTAAAAGTTCTTTTCTCAAATCTGATTTGGTAAAATAAGACACCTCAAAGAATTTAACTCTACAAGGACTACTAAGATAATAGCCAAGAAATCTATTTAGCCATCCTTGCACTTGAGGCAGAAGAGAAGAGAGTGCCATCTTTGTATCTAATTTAGTTGCTGCCAATAAACCAGTAGTACCTTGAATAGCTTGAGAATTAAGCAATTGAGCACCACCACTATTATTCAAAACATTTTTTGTAGCATTAGATACTTTATTAATATCAGTTGTTTTATTGTCATCAAATGAGATTGTGTCCAATTTTCCTGGCACTATAGCAGCAGATGTATAATCTGGAATAGCATCTTCACACATTCTATCAAAATATTTAATTATTAATTCAGGGTCTACTTTCCAATCATCAACTTGTTTACCAAGCGTCTCCATGGATAAATAAATCATTTTATAAATATCTTGCTCATCTGCGATAGCTTGAACATTTTTTGTATCTTCTAATGAAATAATATCATTAAGCAAGCCACTAAAAGGTGGGACAATAACCATCCAATCTTCAACGTTATGCTTAAAACAAGCAGTATATTTTTCAGGCATTAACATCCAACGATTATTGGTTGTATCTTTAAGATATTCCTTATACATAGTAGTGAAAGGTTCGCCCCAATAATCAAGTAAATCTCTGTTTGTACCGTTAAAATACATCATATTAAAAGCATATGCAAAATCTCCATTTGTAAATTGTCCGACAATCTTACAATATTCTGGAGGCAATGGCATGATATATAATCCATCATCATTATAATAAGCCACACCATAAAACACGTCTTGTGTAAAACAAGTTATAAATATTTTTAAGAAATTGGCTTGTAAACTCATATTATCTAACATAACAGCCGTATCATAATAATTTTTTAAAATCTGTTTATCATTATTATTTTGAGTTAAAGAATAACTAGGGATTATACTTCTTGCTCCAAGTTCAAACATACAAGCATTATATATGATAATCCTTCTATATGTTTGACTACGATAAAACATATACCATGAAAGATTTCTTAAATTATTTTCATTGCTTCCTATATTTCTTAAATAACTAAGTAATTGCTCCTTATCAAAAGTGGCAATTGATTTTCTATAATTTTTTGTTATATCTCCAAGTTGATGTAATGCATTAATAGCAGTTGTAAAATTATATTTTTGTTCATCTGAAAACTGCTCTTTAATTTTATTTAATTCTTGCAGATTTATTTGTTTATTTGATGCGCTATTCGCTGCATCGTATTCGGTTGTCTTTCTTCGAGCCAAAGCGCACCTCCTATAATGTTCTCATATTTAAACGTCCCTTTTTTATAGTCAATCTTTCTACTAAAGACTGAGTATCTTCATTATGAGGACGTAGTTGTAATTCTAATTGTGAAGCACACCAGTAATTATAAGCGATAGAAGAGTATCTATCCTTCCTACAACCTGATGGTTCAAATACGGTTATTTTATTATTTTTAATATAATACTTAAGCTTAACTAATTCATATATACCCAACGTACATTGAGCATATGGTATTTTCATTCTAGCTTGTTCCATTGGAGTCATCTTTTTAAATGATTTATATTCTTCAGCAATAATTTCATCTGCATTTTGTTCTGGAATTAAGAAATTAATTCTACCATTGTTAATAGCATTTCTTAACAATACACAAATTGTATTATTAAAATCAGCAGTTGCCTTAACAGACCAAACTACTTTTAAAGCATTAGGAACTTTACATCTAGCAGCCATTTCATCATTATTACAACAGCTTAATGCTCCATATACTTCTCCTGTCTCTGGGTCATACTGATCTTTAGCTATAAAATCTGCTATACCTAAACCTACTCCATTGGTATCAACTACTAAGTCAGTACATTTGTACTTATAAAAATATCTCATTATTATTATTCCTAATTCATCAGTAGTTAATCCTTCAAAATTCTCTCCATAAACAAAATTAGATTGATAAGTAGTTGTAGTTGTTCTTATGGCATCATTTATAAAAATAGAAGAAGCATCATTCTTTTTTTTGTTAGTTGAAGCCATGAGCGCAATATCTACAGACATAATTCTTCTACCATTTGCAGGAGGATTAGGTATTGGAAATTTCTCATTATAATAATCTAAAGGATAAAGACAGTGTTTAACTCTTCTTATTTTATTTAATGAATCAAATTTAAATAATCCACCTTCAGTATCTCCATACCATAAACATTCATCTTCCATTGAAAATGCTATTTCATTAAAATCTGCTTCAGACATTTGGTCTTCAACCTGTCCTCTGTCAAGAAGTCCTTCCCTAATAGACAATTGGTAAGGAAGTCCACAAATAAAATATTTTTGTTTATCACTGAAGAAATTTGCAGTGTATGTTTGAGCTTTTGTATATGCCCATGAACTTTTAAAATATGCAGATGATAAATATAATTCCTTATTACGTTCTGTCATATGAGCATATTCAGGTTTATCTAAATATTTTGGATGACGAGGGGCTTTTAGAAATTCTCTTATAACACTATCAAGTATTTTTTTATCTACCATTCTAAACTCATCTACAACAATTATATTAGCTCTGGCAGAACGAGAATTTTCAGTACTAGTTCTTGTTTTAATCCAAGACCCTCCTTTAAATCTAATAGTTGCATCATTTTGCCCTATTTTCATTTCTTCAATACAAGATTGAAGAATAGGAGAGTGTGGATATATCTCATCTTGTATTTTAAGCAAAACCTCATTCGCCTGCTTTAAGACGGACGCAGTAACTATAATTTTACTACTAGGATATAAAATCGCTTGACAACAGCAATAGACCGCTGTAAGCCACGATTTTCCAGCTCCTCTTGCGGCAAGGTACATAAAATAGTTATTATGCATCATTGCCCATATCAATATAGCTTGAAACCATTTAAGATTAATATTTAATATATCTTTACAAAACCTTTGAGGATTAGCCCGATAATAACCAGCTCTCCAAGCAATAGTCTCCATTATCCTCTGAGACTTTTCTCGTTCAAGCTCTTTAATATTTTTTTTATTTTCAACTATCATTTAATTCACGGTCAGCTTCTTCTCCAAATATTTTATTAAATAGAGTTTCACTGTCAGCTCCTTCATCATATTGAGGTTTTGTAACTGTATATTTAGACATTACCTTTTCATATATAGTTGAAAACGCATTTTTAATTCCCATCATTTTCGCCATATGTCCTCTAAAGAAAGCATCAACCAACATTCCAATATGGTCTATGTCTTTAAATTCTCCTTCGGGTTCTGGAATAGGTTTTTCGTCTTCCCATTTTTCAATCAGCTGGTCAAATGATAATTGACTAGTTAAACTTTCAGTACTACTTTGATTAGGCTTAATACCCAAAGAACCTAATAAATCTTGTAAAGATTTGTCTAAATCTTTTGTGTCTCTGTTAGCTTTAGTTGCCCTATCTATTTCTAATTGTTTAAAACAAACACGTTTAAATAATTCTTCTTGAGCTTTGTTGTCACATGGATATCTAGTTACCCAATCTTCATATTCTTTTTCAAGAAAATATAATTCTTCAGATGGATATTTACCAAACCGCTTACGACCAGTTTTTATTAATTCTTTAATTTCTTCATCATCTTCATCCATTACTTCTGTATGAGTTCCAAAATCAGAATTAGCAAAAGTCTTATCTGTATATTGTGGAAGAGAAGATAGAGCAACAATCATTTTTTGCCATGCTGTTTCTATTGTTCGTTCTCCTACATCTGCTTTAACAGCTTGTAACATTTTATTATATAAAGCATCATCAAATGGTTTATCCATCATCCTTAAAACATTAATAGTCTTTTCACGATTGTCTTTATATGTTCCATCTTTTTTATTGTAATCAGTAGCAGCTTTCATAGTACATTTTTTACACATATGAAAATAACCACTAGCATTTGTTTTACTTTGATAAAAATTACTTTTAGACTGAAACGTATTACAACAATGACAATAATAATAATCAAATTCGATTAAATGATTATAATCGGTAGCAAGTGTATTATATGCTTCTTTTACTTGCTTTACTGTCATTTTCTTTATTTCGTCTTCAGTCTTTGCTTGTTTCATAAAAGCCATTTAATCCACTTCCTCCTTTTTAATCATTTTTTATTAAAGCTCCCAGACGGATTTGAACCATCAACCTATTGATTACAAATCAATTGCGCTACCAATTGCGCCATAAGAGCAAATGTACATTGAGAAATATAAACGGCATGATGCGCCATTTATATTTCTCAATCCCATATAATTTAATTCGAAGCAACTCGAATTTAATTTAATATAAACTTATAAGTTTCATTATGACCTTCATATTCATGGAATCCATAAATCATTACAGCAGCTTTACTTCCTTTCATTATTGAATCAGCAAAAGGGTCGCTGCCTACAAACGAAGGACTAACCAATACCTCTGTATCATAAGTACATCCATCATTTCCTGTAATAATTTTATGATTGTGTTGATGCCCTAAAACAATATAATCAATTATCTCATTTCTTTTAGAAGATATACTATTTAATAGGGTATTTATATCTTTAACCTGATGACCATGCATAGCAATTATTTTATATTGTAAAATTTCAAATTCTTTATAATCACTTGCTTCTTCATCAACAAACACTTCTATATTTTTATTATTAGCAAGACTGTCTTTAATATAATGTCCTATAATATATTCCATATCTTCTCCCATAAGTTCGCTGGCTTTTGTGCCAAGATATCTCATTTGAGAATGATTGGAAGAAATAATATGATAATAATACACATAAGTATATTTAGAAATATTATTTAAAAACTGAGTCATTATCTGACTAACCTGAACGGTAGCTTTCACAACCGTTGAATCATTTATTTTTAAATCGTTCATATGAATACAACCTTGAATAAAATCGCCTAAACCAACCACATAAAGAACTTTACAGTTGTGTTTTTTAATAAAATTAATAATTCTTTCAGTTAATTCAACAAATCTTTCAATCATAATATCAGGTGAATATTCATTATATTCAGTTTTAAACGTAGCACCAGAATGTATGTCTGCGATAGTTAAAAGATATTGCTCTTCAACATCTTCATATATCTGAGCTAAATCAGAGTCATATTCTATATCAAGAACAGGAGATGGAAGAGTAGTAATCATATTACCAATCTGTTCATAATATAATTCTTTTCTTGCCTGTATCCTGTCTATTTTATTTCTTTCAATATTTAAAGTCTGTAATTTAATACGCTCTTTTTTTAATTCGCTTATTTTTTTTTCTAAATCGTCATTATGTTCTTCAATAACCTTGGCTTGACTATCATTATATCCTTCAGAATATAATCTAAAATTTTTTCTATATTTAGATTCAGTAAAAGTTGTACCAAGTATATTATTAATTATATCTGCGACATCTTGCCAACTCCCGATATTATCTTTTTCAGAACAAATACGATTAATTAAATCTTTATCAGATTCATTTTCTAATCGGTTATATTCCATATTCACTCCTTTTAATAGATATAATCCATTGTACAATCTTCTCCAATTATCTTATCTACAACACCATATTCTTTTGCTTTATTTCCAAAAAAGAAAAATTCAATATCATAATGAGCATCATAGAACTCTTCTGTCATAGAAGTAGAAGATAAAACATGATTTTTATAACGATTGTCAAGTTCTTCAATAAACTTCATAGTATCCTTAGCTTTGCTTGTGCTATTACTAATAGTCACATCTCCATCGTGCATTAAAAAGATTGTATTATTAAAACAAATTCTTTCATGACCTGCGATAAAAATATGAAAAGCTGCACTAGCTACTAATGACATACCAACCACTTTAATAGGAGTCATAGAAGCTTTAATAACATCTACAAGTTGCATAGCAATAATACTATCTCCACCTCCACTATTAATATAAATAGTAATAGGTTTTCTATCTTTAGTAGAAAGTCCTTTATCACATTGATTCCATTTAAGAATATAAATAATACAATTTTCAATTAAATTGTCAGAAATATCATCATTAAGAAGTAAAATTCGATTATCATAATAATCTCTAATAACTTCATCATAAAAAGTGCTATCACCAGTTGTATCAAGAATTGATTTTAAATCCATATTTATTTCTCCTTTTAATCCTTTATTTTAAAATAATAGGGTTAAAAAATTTGACCTTTTTAACCCTTATAATAATCAATTTATATCCCCAATGAGGAATAATACACCTTTAGGTGTAGAGCGATTTAGGAGGGATTTGAACCCTCGCTCCCCAGCGTGACAGGCTGGTGCTTTAAACCGAACTAAGCTACTAAACCATCAAAAATGGGGAGATAGATATTCTATCTCCCCATATAATTTACTGACGTTTAAGTTCATCAATACAACGCTGAATTGTTGCTTTATCTTTTGATGTCGCATCTTGCATCATCATCTCAAGTTTATTAATCATCTGGTCTGTATAAGAAATCCCCATCACGTAATTAAACATGACAGGGATAACTCGCTATTTCGTATATTTAATTTTATATTACTTAATATTAGCAAGAAGGTCTTTAACAGCCTTACCAAAACGAACAGAAGCTTTCTTCTTTGCAGGAATATTAATTACTTCACCAGTCATAGGATTTCTACCAGTACGTGGAGCAGTATCCTTTACAGAAAAAATAACACCGTCAAAAAGCTTTACATCATCTTGAGTTTCAAGTGCCTCATAAAAAACTTCTTGAACAATATCAAAAATCCTCATAGCTTCCTTGTGAGTAATATTAGCTCTACCAGCAATTTCTTTTGTCAGTTCTTTCTTTGTAATCATAATCTTTTTTCTCCTTTAATCTTTTTAATCCTATAATTATTTATATATTTATATATAAATAATTATTATATTTATAATACTATATA